TTCATTACATCCCCGCAAGCAGGTGCCCCAACCATACCAGTGCCAACGGTAGGATCAGACTTATCAAGAGCACCAACATTACGGGGGTTTTCATAGTGATCAATGACCTTTTCTGAATAAGCCATATCTACCTCCTATGTTAGTATACAGCGTTATTTACTTGATGTCAATGGCCCGCTTGGCCATTTGGTTGACTTTTTTCCGGGCTTGATCCACTGACATGGTTTCGCCATCTGGTGTGATAGTTTGGGAACCTTTCCAGATGATGTCATCACCCTGGATATTGGCGATGATATTGTTGAGTGGTGGTTGTGTGGACAAGGTCATCAAGCGTTCCCGATCCATGTTGATACCATTTTCTCTGGCTAGATCTATAAAGGCATCCACATTGTAAGGTTTGACTGCGGCTGTGTCCTGGGCTCGTTTGAGCAAAAACTGGCCTATGGCGGCCAGTCTCTGCACTGAGGGATCCTGGAACTCTCGGATCAACATGTTATCTGCGCTCGCGGCCTAATGCTCGGGCTGGTAGTTCTTCAGCATCTACATCGAGATTGGCATCTAGGCTGAGGTCTGGGGTTTCACCGGTGTCAGCACCGGATATATCTGCTCCAGGAAGGGGAGCGGCTCCTGCGGCGCCAGCATCTTGTCCGGGCACCACTGGGGCTTGGCCTGTGAGCACACCTTGTGCGGTTTCCAGCTGGGTCTTGGAACCCTGGAGACCCTGGATGAGACCTTGTAGTGCGGCTGTGCAATCATTGTTAAACTGTTGTGCTTGATCCATACCAAGATCGTTACGGATACTATCTACCAAAGCTGGCAGATCTTTGAACTGCATGGCTGAAACTTGTTCGATCATTTTTTGAACTTGGTCAACCATGTCTTGTGCAGCCAATACCACTTGAGCCTGTTGTATCTCGCTGGCTTCTTTGAGTCGGCGTGCTCGTTTGCCTTCCATGGCCGATGCCGTGGCTGTTTTCAACATCTGCTGTAGACGTGTGGCCTGCTGAGGATCTTTCATGGCAGCACCAATGCCAGCGGCAAAACCTGCCATGGCTTTCTTTTGGGTCTGATCTAGAGTCTTGCCCAGGGCGGCCTGTGATACTGCGCGAGCCAAAGGATTGGCCTGCGTGCCAGTGGCAGAAGCAGCCTTGCGGATACCTCCCGACATAGCCTTGGCGTCGGCTTGTGCGGCGGCGGCTGCTTGTCGTGGATCCTGTTGTGCCATGGCCATACCGGGAGCGGCTCCCGGCTGTGATTCTTTGACACGGTCTTGAAGTCCACGCTCCATGACGATCAATTTCAAATAGGCAGGATTCTGTTCGCTACGATGAAAATCTGCTGTTGACCTATGTTCGCGGATCAATTGGCGCACACGCTTGAGCATGGTATGTGCTTGATGCGTGGTCAAACGATCAAATGAACCCTGATGACCAAAATAGTCTTCTAGGATCTTGGCACTATGCTGTGCCGTTGTTTTTGAGTCCAATTCTTGCAGTTTCATCTTTGAATCCTTTTTGTTGCCAGTATTTAGCCAGATTTACGCATTTGTCCAAGTGTTCTTGCAACCACTTCAAGCGTGAGTGGCTGTGTTGCAATCTGTCTTCCAGCACATATCTACGCTCGGTGTCTGTGGTGGTTTCTATCATGTGCCGGAAATATCTGATCTCATCTCTGCGGCGTTCTATTTCTTGATCAAACAGCGTGATCTCTTGTGTGAGGGTGAATTTGCCCAGTTTGTCGGCTATGCACCATGCCAGGGCCAATCGTGCAGAACTGGGGCAAGCGGCCAATGTGGCTCCACGATACACTTCGCAATACTGGGCCTGTTTGGCGATAGTATAGCGTCCAAATGCTTGATACCCATCGTTGAATGGCAATATTGAGTTGGGGTTGGCAAATACCTGTCTGGCTATGCGATCCAGCGTGGATTCCACGCGGTCTATGATTATTTGATCACGTATGTGGTGATCATCCAGCCCAGGCTGGCCAGCAGGAACCCGATTATTCCTATGCCCCACGATATGATCTGATCCGTGCGCTTTTGTGCCATGCTCTGCACCATGTCGTGCACCTCTCTGATGACCACTTCGGTGTGTGTGACCTTTTGTTCCACGTTTTCCAGTTTTTCTTCCAGAAACTTGTATCTCTCCGCGCACAGTTCCACGTGAGTTTCTAGGCTTTTCTTTTCGATGTCCGTGGTCGTGACCATGATCTTCCTTGGGTGATGATTTATTTATGGACTTAGGCATGATATATGATGTTGATTTTGTTGCCCTGTGTGATAATCCTGGGTTCGAGATTGGCTGTTTCTTCTAGATCAATGATCATGGGTGTGCTGTCACTGTCTTGTTTGAGCACCCAAAATTCGTCACCATCTACCAACCATTGCGCCTGCGGTTCTATCTCAAAATCAAAGTGCCAAGTGCGCTGATTGCCAAAGGGTCCTGTGTCCTGCACAGTGGGGTCGCTGACGTTGAACATTTGGGTGCGCAGTCCGATCAACTGCAACAGGGTGTCAAAATTCCTTTGTTGATTGCGTGCTCGTGCCAAGGCCGCTGGGTCTGCCATGGTCAGTCCGTTGCGACTCACATAAGGGAACTGTGCGGCTTTGACGTGTCCATTTATCCCAGTGGCAGTGACATCAAACAAGGTGTAGCATTCAATCTTTCGCATACTTGAGACTGTAGTAGATCCGTAATTGATCCAACATTTCTTTCAGGGCCGGATCCTGTTTGGCACATCGTCTGATTTCACCCCAGAGTTTGTCTTCTTTCAAGGCAGCCAGTTTGTCCTGGGTTTCCTGATCAACGGATACTAACTCTCTATCCAGTTTGCCGGGATGCCTGCGATAGATAGTGTGTCCACCATCAGGACTTTCATACACATATTGTTGTTGATCTGCCATGCGGGTATTTAAGCCACAAAAAAACCCTAGTTAAAGAACTAGGGTTTCTTCTATACCAAAACTACAGATTAGGTTGTGAGTTTGAAACCAGCGTTTGTGGCTGAGTCTAACTGGAAACCTGTGTAGGTGATGTTGGCTGCTGACAAGAAAGCGGCAGCGTTTGCGAATGCGCCTGTAGGATATACAGCCACTGACAATGCTACGCCGTCAACTTGATACATAGCAACTGTGGATGTTTGCTGGATAGCCTGGATCACGTTTGCAACGTATTCTGCTACACCGCCTTCGCCGTTGATGCTGGTGTTAGCAACTGCACGGAAGAAGTCAAGTTTTGGACCTTGAGGCTGGACAGGAACACCGGCCAACGAAGTGGAAGGTGCGACTGGACCATTCTGTGTGTCTAGCGCGAATACTGGTTGCGAATCACCATTGGTGCGTGTAAATTGTGCCATTTTAAATCTCCTAATAAGTGGCCTTAGCGGGCCTACTTTTATTTATACCGAAATGATGAAATCGGGGGCTATCAGGCTAGATCAGGATTGTTGCGGGCAAAGTTGGCTTGGCTGAAACGCATGCGATCCACGTATTTCATGCCCTGGCCCACATAACCTTCGTGTCCGGGCTCGTCGTTGATGGATGCTTGCACATCATGTGCTTGGCTGTCTAACTGTCGCACCACTTGGTTCTTCAAGGCGCTGAGATCCAAGAATGTCTGGAACACAGCGGCCACGCCCTGTTTGTTGAGATTGGCCCACTCAAATATGCGCGGTGCCTTGGTGGGTTCTCGTTCCTGCACCCAAGGTCCAAATCCCTGGATCAAGTTATCATAACTGCCGGCACGCACACGGGTGTTGATATACTGTTTCATCAACTGTGGCAAGTTGGTGATCTTGCGGGCACGCAATTCTGCAGGGTTGAACAGCGCATCTATGGCCGCACCCTTGGTTTTCAGTAGATCCTGTGTTTTCTTTACAGTCTTGGCGTCGAGTTTTATTTGCTGTGGTTCTCGCAGGCTGGGATCCAATATCAACAGGCCCGGAACCGGCTTCAGTGCCGCCGCACGTATGGGAGTGGCCGCCGCACCTGGCGCATCTAACTGTGTGTGGACCACCACTGCGGCATCACTGGCCGCGATCTGACGACCAAGGTCGCTGTCAGCATCCACTGAATATTTCACTGTGTTGGGTTGGAACACCCATTTGCCATTCTCTTGTTGAGGTTGTGCGCTGTAGAGCAAGTCTCCTTGAACATAGCCTCTGAAATCTGGAGGTGTGGCTGCTCTCAACAACGGAAACAGTTTTTGATATAATCCAATGAGTTCGCCGCGCTCGCCGCCTCTGGCAGTCATGATGCGGGCGATCATGTCAGGCGAAGTGGCCAGGCCATCATAGCCCTTGGCCAGGAAACCGGCCTTGTCAGTAAGCACAAAATCACCGTTGGGTTTGCGACCAAAGATGATAGCGGGTTTGCCATCCCATTTGACCGTGGCAGTGTCTGGTTGCTGTGCGGTATTGACGATGCCCGTGAGTGCTTGTTGTGCACCACGACTGCCCATGTCAAACACCATGTCTTCGGGATGCTCGATGCGCACACCTTCGGCGATGACTTGCATGCCTTGGTTTACGATCCTATCGCGCAGGCGAGCCAAGAAATGCACTTCGGCTTCTTCTAAATTTTCATCAAAGGGCAATCCCTCGCGTTCCATGTGCGCACGGAAGTCTGCTACCTTGCTGTCTTTTTTTGGATCCATCTTGAGAGCACGCATGATGCTCTCCACGGAATAGAGATCCTTGGCCGATGCTGTGGGATTCAGCAACAGTCTGGCCACTGCGTCGGGGTCGTCTGTGATGATGTCATTGGTCTTGCGATCCGCGATGCCATCATTTTGATTGAGTTTGAAACCCATGTATTTGGCCATGGAATTGATCATGATGTTGCGCAGGGCACCTTTGTAGGCGCTGGCTGGATCGCTACGCAACACGAACTGATTCCATCGCGGCTTGTTGGCAAACATAAAATCGGTCTGCACAAATCCACGTCGTGGGTCCCCACCGATGGCAGTAAGAAAATGCACAGATATTCCGGACTTCTTGATGTAGCGTTGTGGATCTACTCCTTGTTCACGGGCCCAGGCTCGCAGTCGATCTATCAATTGTTCTTTGGAGATTTTTGTAGCATCTATCTGCAGATCCAGGTCACCCGATGATTCCTTGCGACCAGTGGAACCCAACCAACGTGCCGGTTGTCCATCTATGGAGTCTTTTTCTGTGGTAAAGTCGATGCCAGTGATGGGTTCTAGCCACTGCACAGTGGGCATGATGTCGGCCTGTGCTATGCGTTGCGTGATGACCTGTCCTTGGTCATCCTTGAATACGTTGCCACCTTCTAGTAATCTCATCATATGGCCTGCGAAACTGTGGTGGACTTGATCTTGCCCGCGGCATCTTGTGTGAGGCTGGTATGCAATGGTGTGCCGGCAATGACCTGTTGGCCGCTGGCGCTGGTCCAACGACCATTGGCCCAGGTGTATATTTCGTCTGGAACCTTGGTAGTTCCTGCTGTGCCGCCACGCACCAGCACATTGTATCCGTTGGGTATTTCGGGCGCCACTGCGGCTTTGCTGACTTTGTAGGCAGGCAAAAAGTGCTTGGCTAGATATTCACGCATCTGCTCCACAGCTGGTTGTGTGATATACTTGTCCATGTTGCGTTCATCCACAGCGACCTGTCCTTGCATGGCTTGCTCTAACCAGGCAGCTGCTCGTTTTTTGTATTCATCCACATCCATGACCTGGCCGGCGGTCTTGGCTGCATTTATTTTCTTGGCCTCCGTATCCCATGCGGCGGCCAGTTTGTCTGCCAGTTGCCGGATGGTGGTATCTTGTGCGGCTTGTTTGATGGCAGCGGCTGTTTGCTGGATGGCGCTGGCGCCGGGTATTTTGCCCAAGGCACCTTTGATCGCGGCACCGGCCTTGCCCATCATGGCCGAACGGCTTTGGGCCTGGCGATCTTGCTCGGCACGCCCAATGGTGGCCAAATCTTGGAAAATACCTTCGTTAGTGACTTCTTTAAATTTCATCGGTGCGTCTCACGGTCCTCGTGAATTTTGACGCATCCCGCATGCGTATGGCATTGAGTAGCTTGCGCTGGAGATTTTCTGCCTGTTCGGCGTCATAAGTGGCGTCGATCTGCTCCATGAGCCTGATGGCACTGGCAATGACATTGGAGGCACGATTTTCTATCACGTGCCTGCGATCACGCTCGATATACATAGCATCGAGTTCTTCTAATATACTGCGGGTCTTTTTATGCATGATCCGAACCTTTGCATTATTTAGCGGGTCGGAGCAATAGTTTCTGTAAATAGACCATGGATACTTTTTGTGTGTTACCTTGGTTTGGGCGAGAACTTGATTGGAACAAGCACGATACTCACTGTTGTCTGTTGCCCAAGCAGTATGATATCAAAAAAATACAGCAGGAAATGCTCGCGGGCAAACGCCCTGCAGAATGCCAGAAATGCTGGAATCTCGAAGATCAAGGGCTGACCAGCGATCGACAGTTAAAAAATGCCGCTCTAGACTGGTATTGGGACAGAGATTTACAGTTCATCAAACAGGATGCCGCACAAGGGATAGAAAAAACCTTGATGCTCAAACTGTTGACCAGTTACACCTGTAATGCCACATGTGTGAGTTGCGGATCCGGATCTAGTTCTAGTTGGGCAAAATTAGATAAAAAAATCGATAAATCAATATCGATCAAAAAATATCAATTCATCAACCTTGATAAAATTTACAAGGATATAGATTTTGCCGAACTAAAAACTCTGACTTTGCTAGGTGGAGAGCCACTTTATGAGAGGAAAAACTTCCTCATATTGGAACGCTTGCTAGAACTAGGCAATGATGGATGTTTTATCAGCATGGTCACCAATGGCAGTGTAAAATTGTCTGAGGATTATAAACGAATACTGGGACGATTCCGCAATCTAAATTTCTGTGTGAGCATAGATGGAACCGGGCCAGTTTTTGAATATGTTCGTTATCCGTTGCAATGGTCGGACCTCGAAAAAAATCTTGTGTTTTTCCGAGAACTCACAGATTTGGTTTCAGCGAATTATACCTTGAGCAATCTCAATGTGCTGTATCATAATGATACCGTGGCCTGGTTCAAAGACAACAACATAGAGTATGCCAATAATCCCATCTACCGGCCGGCGTGGTTGCAACCTAGAGCATTACCACAAGATGTTAAACAACATCTCAGAGGAGTTCTCAACGATGTGGATTATGGAACCTATATCGGGCAACACACTGATCAAGATGACCAGAATTTCCAAGAATTTTTACAACAGATCTCTATACAGGATCAGGCGAAAAAAATACATCTAAAAAATTACCTACCAGAGTTGTATAATTTGATCAGTCCTGAATTATTCCATTGATGCGTTTGAGATTTAAATAGTCCAAATTGGCACATTTAAACTTTTAAGGCACTATCATGGCAACAGAACTAGAACAAATTGAATCTTTATTATCTGAATTTCGTAGACCTTGTCCAACAGAACAACAATATCAGGATCGTCTGGCAGAAGAATTTGGTATCATAATCCAACAAAGATTCACAGAATATTTCCTCAAGATCCGCAAAGTCCTGGATCTCAATCAAGACATCCCACACATGACACGTGGATCTGCAGGGTCCAGTTTGGTGTGTTACCTCATGGGCATAACCGATGTTGACCCCATCGAATGGAACATTCCTCTGGCACGTTTTCTCAATCCTTTCAGAGATGATTTACCCGATGTGGACATCGATGTGCCGCACCATCAACAGGAACTGGCCATGCAACGGATCTTTGATGCTTGGCCGGGAAAAACTGCTCGCATATCAAACTATGTAATGTATAAAGAACGTTCGGCACGCAGGGAAGCAGCCAAACGGTTAGGCGCCAAAGGTCGTTTGCCCAGAGACATCGACTATAAAAAATTAGGCGTGGATGAGGAAGAAGCCCTGCGTATTGAAAAGAAACTTATAGGGAAAAAACGTTGTCTGTCCAAACACTGCGGCGGAGTGATAGTGTTTGATCGCAAGTTACCGCAGAGCCTATTCCGAGATGACAATCTTATCTTGCTAGACAAAAACGAAGTTGAAGATCTAGAACATCTCAAAGTAGACATTTTGGCCAATCGTGGACTCAGCCAACTCATGGAGATTGATCCATCTCGCATGATACACGAATATCCTAAAACTGATGATCTCACTGCAGATCTTTTGCAACGAGGCGATGTCTTGGGTGTCACGCAAGGAGAATCGCCGGCCATGCGACGCTTATTCCGTGCTATCCGTCCTACATCGGTAGAAGATTGTGTGTTTGCAACAGCATTGGTGCGTCCTGTGGCAGTGGAAGGTCGCAAAAAGGCTTCGTTCTTTCATGACTGGACCAAAAAGACTGTTCAGGAATCTGCCATTGTGTGCGAAGACGATGCTATAGAAAAGATCATGCAACTGATCTCAGTCAATGCTTACGAAGCCGATATGTATCGCAGAGCATTTGCCAAGCGTAACGAAGAAAAGGTCATGGAATTTATGGCCCGTTTGGGAGATCATCCTGTCAAATATCAGATCTATCAGGAAATGCAAAGTCTCTCTGGCTTTGGTCTATGTCGAGCACATGCTGTAAATCTAGGCAGACTGATCTGGGCCTTGGCTTACCAGAAAGCACACAATCCTCGCGAGTTCTGGCGTGCCGCACTCCGACACTGCCAAGGAAGTTATGCTCGCTGGGTATATCGCAACGAAGCCAAACGTGCAGGTTGGGATCTGCGTGAATTAGGCTTTGACAACTGGATCACTGAGGATCCAGTGGAATCATTCCTGGAACATGGCTGTTGGAATTCGCCCGGATTTTTGCCTAACATGGGTGTGAGAAATCTTTACCTGGACAAGTTTGAATTTGCAGGCATAGTGGCTAACAGTAGAGTGTTTCGACGGGACAAACAGAAATACATACATTTTATTACCCTAGGTGTAGGCGAAGGAGAGTATGTGGATCTTATTGTAGACCATCCTGTGAAATATTCGTCAGGATCTGTGCTGATTGGGCAGGGTGAATGCCAAAGTCGTGATGGCAGTCAATTTTTACAAGTTCAACGCCGGCAAATCCGTAGTCTACCTATAGATCAATATCTCAGTTCTGTTTGATCTGATTCAAGAGGCTTTTGAGTTTGCTGGACTGCACGTCTGCTGTGATCTTGCCAGGTTCGTCCGGTGCAGTGGCATTGGGCTCTGCGTTGTTCATAGTAGACTTGGCCTTGATTGATTCATAGATAGTGGGCGCACGTTTCTTGAATTCCTGATAATCTGGATCTTGGGCCAGATCGCGGATGCGTAGGCTTTCGACGTCAAATTCCAGATCCACCTTCATGCCCACACCCGAACTGCTTCTGGTCTTCATCAACTGTATCTGATATCGTCCACGTTCACGCATGGCGCGACTGGTAAAGATACCAAACACATTGTCTGCTGTGTTGATCTTTGAAATACCACCGGAAATATGGCTGTGGTCAAACTCAATCTCTTCCACCGCCGCACGGTTCAACTGCGAAGCAGTGACGAACAGCACATTGAGTTCTTTGGCCAAGTTACGCAGTTCTTCACTCACATATTTGTCTTTTACAAACAAATCATTGGGGCTGACCTTGGCACTCACCGGCATGATCAAGTCCAAGTAATCCACGCATAAGAAATCCACACGCTTACCAGTTTTAACCTGCAGTTCCTTGAGATATGCCCGGATGTCATTTACAGTGGATTGTGCTGGCATATATTTGATCTGCAGAGCACCGGCCTTTTTCTGCATCATCTTGACTTTCATCTCTACTGTATCAATGTCTCTGAAGATTTCCTTTGATGATGTATTGGTCATCATGGAATCAATGCGCATGCTACACAGACCTTCTGAAAGTTCCAGCGTGATGTAACACCCATTGAGTCCGGCCTGTGCCCAGTTCACTGCTAGGTTCTGCATGAACAATGATTTGCCCGACCCTGATCCACCAGCAAAAATCTGTAGTTCACCTCGATTGAATCCACCATATAACAGTTTGTCCAAGGCCGGCCAACCTGTGCTATTCTGGCCGTTGTTGTTTTTCAGGGCCAGCAGTCTCGATCGCGGATCTTCAAAATAGTCCGTGCCAAGATCTTTGGTCAAGGATATCTGCACAGCATCTTTGATTAATTTTTCTACAGGATCAAAGTTGCCTTTTTCCAATAGGTCTGCGGATTTCAGGATCGCACGTTCTAGTTCTTGTCGCCGGGTAAATGATTCAAACTCTTCCATGAACCAGTCGAGGTGCCCTTCATTGACATCAGGTATTTCTTGTAGATCGACATTGGTCACTGCTCGCACCTGTTTACGGTCAGGCAAGGTCTTGTGTTGATCACAATGCTCTCGGATGAATTTTGCGGCGCTACGCAGGCTGCGATCAAAGTTTTCTTCATTGAATATGTTCTGAACTCGCACATAACTCTGTGCGTCCTGCATCATAAACTCCAGGAACAACTTTTGGACTTCTATGGAATAATCTTTCATATAGTATCTATCTCAATTAATTTTTTTCTGTAATTTATTCTAACCATTCCAACAATTTCATCCTGGGATGTAACACTAGATCATACCATCGTTGATTACCTTCGGGTCCATGATGACCATGCCACCCATGTGTGTCAAAATCTACCGGTCGATTGATATTCTTATTGACGCTAAAGTAACTGTCGGTAAACAAAATGCTGTGAGGATCTGCTAAAAATCTCCTTTGGATGCTGCCAAGTGTGGGCCAATTGGTTTCCGGCTGGAAAGGTTCAGCAAGATTGACAATAAGATAATTTTGGGTCCATTCCTGGATATACTTGGTTAGCAAAAACAGTTCCCTCAATACCTGGGCTTCTTGCCAACTACGATTCCATGACATCACATATCCTTGGCCCAACTGGTGAGTGGTCACTTGTCTCAAGCCCGTGTGTTCATAAACAATCTTTTGATCCATGACTTTTAGATTTCCAAAAAATCTATGGCATTTTGCTTCCGCACCTTCTGGATCATATACTGTAAATCTTTCAATGGGTGGTATACCGATTATCACGTAATCATCGATCGCGAATCCTGATCCCGACACTATCAAGTGTGATATGCTGTCAATGTTATTTCCAGGCCAACTGTAGTTTTCTACGCTATCCACCTGCAAAGCGGCAGCCATCAATCCCCACCAAGAATCCTTGGGTTCTACAAAGAATCCCGGAGTGCTATAACTGTCGCCATATACGATCAATCTAGACATGGAGTTTCCTCATGAGATTCTTCCGGGCCATTTCAATTTTTATTTTACTGGTGCATCGATGTTGGAAAATATTCAACAGCGTGGCCAATCGTCCATGGCGTATCACTGCATCGTTTACATCCTTGATATCCACCGGCCAGTCTGGTATGCTCACTGCCCAACCCAGTTCAATGGCACGATCTATCAACTTGAGACCGGCCTTGTCTTGATCGGGCACCACTGTGACTTCTCGACCGAGACTGCGTATTAGTCTCGCTTGGGTATCGTTGATTTCAGCATGCAACACAGCCAATGCACTGATACTGAGAGCATCAAATACACCCTCTACTACGATCACATGTTGCCAATCTGGACGCTGTAGATCTGTGCCAAACACATAGCCCTGTTGCATGTCGTGGATGTAGCGAGGATTATGATCATCAAAAAATCTACGTGTGTGTCCTACTATGCGTCCATCATAGGTAAATGGGATGATTACGCCTTGCCTACGACTGAATTTGTCATCGGGTTTGCCATGGATCATGCCAATGGGATAATCCTCGGGCACACAACGATCTCTGAGATACTGCCAATGCACCGGCATGTTGTGATCTACCAATGCAAATTCTTCTGGCAGTTCTCGATCTTCAAACTCAATGCCTTGCACTGCATTGGCGGTGCGCTGACGATCGTCCAAGATGCCTTGGATGTTTCGATGCCGGAGGCTTTCGAGATTGATATATTCTATTTCTTGCTGTGGAACATTCAGCCATTGCAACAGTCTGCGAGCCTTGAATGAAAGATTGCGTCCTATAATAAAACTGGCAGTGAATCCACAGTTGAAACAATGGAAACTCCAACCTTGGTCAGTGGCTTTGATTCCACCGCGCTGTCTCCGATCGGAACTTTCTCCATTATGCACACAGCAAGGCGCATTGAATGAAATCCAGCCAGAACTTGTGTTTTTGCGTTTAGATGGAAGATAAGAAAGTATGTCGATCACTCTAACATTTTACTATGTTTTATGTGTTCGATCAAGTGGTCTGCAATGATTTTATGACCCAATTCGTTGGGATGCCCGCCGCGAGCGAACGGTTCTATGCCCAATTCTTTCTTTTTATTGAATAATATTTCTTTGAAACTCAGCCCAGGATATATCAAACTGGGCACACGCACCGAATAGGGATTGGGCAAGGCACTGAACTGTATCACCGGTATGTCATATCTGCTCTCGGCCTGATCAAATAGATTGATAGACGCTTGGAAATTGTATTCTGCCCATTCTCTATGATAACTCATACCCAACCACAATCGTTGCAAGGCAAACCAATTGTCGTCGATGTCGGGATTAGGTTGTAGCAACCAAGTTCCATGCATGTGTCGATTCCATTGCGGATCCTTCATGCTGATTTGATGCTGTGGGTTGAACCAACTCTGTCTGGTGCTGTCTGTGTGCGCCACTACAAATAACACATCATCTGTGCTCTGACCGTTGCGCAGATACCACATGAAGTTCCAGCGCATGCTTTCAAGGCTGGATCCCGGAAAGGCCATGTTGTCTAGTTCAAGATTAAATTCTTGGGCGATACGCCCCGCAAAGCCATTGGCCAGCCTGTAAGGACGATTTTGATCGTAGTGATCTCTGAATGCTTCTTCAGACAAGTCTCGGAATTCAGGAGCGATGAGTTCATCGCCATAGGTCCAACTACAGCCAAATGCCACTAACTTCCGTATTTTCATCTATAGGCGATGGATGTGATGAATCCGTTGTTGATTTTAGCATTGGGGTTGTTGACATATCCTGCACCCCCGGCTGTAACTATCACAGCATTGACATTGCCTCCCGCAGTGGCCACAGCATATCCTTCAGCCCCGGTTCCTTCACCCACAAAGTCTACATTGGGGAACGGTGTAGAAATCCATTGGCTACCAGAACTGTTCATGGTAACATTGGTCACAGTGCCACCACTGACCACTGCATTGCCAATTTTGGCCTTGTAGCCATATTGGTTGACTTCAAAACGGAGATAATTGTGATATCCTTCCACGTTCCAGTAATCACGTGCTGTCCTGTTGATATACTGTCTCTGGCTACCAACATCATACCATGGACCCAACTGTGTGCTAGAACCCTGTGCCTTGACGTTGCCGGAAAAGTTGTCAAAGTCCATCTGAAAGGTAACAAGATCACGACCTTGTGTATACACAGCAGATGTATGGTTTCGATTGGGGTTGCTCAGGCTGATTTCTGGGTTGGTAGGAACAGTCATTATCTCGCTGGGCACAAAAGCAGGATACACTGAATCCACCACATCGGCTGTGCCGCGTCCACCCGAATACGCATTGGTAAACACAGGTTCGTAGAGTTCGCTGGTGGCCGTGTTACGCTCAAGGCTCCAGCCCACAGGCTGTGCATCAACTTCGTCTAGGTCAGTGCTGAGCAGAGTGACCTTGGCCCGGCCGTAAGCGGCGCTGAGTATTTCCAGGTCTTTGCTTAACAAAAGTATATCACCGTTAGTCGAGATCAATCGGAAAGTGATGGTCGAACCACTGATGTTCACTGGTTTCTGATCCTGATTGACGAATTCAAACAGTATGACGTTGTCTACGCCACGATGGATTTTTAAATTTTTAGCATACACGGGTTGCCACCTCCGGT